GACCCGAGCGAGCGATGAACTTGCTCGAGTTCAGGATGTTGTTGAGCACCTTGCGAGAGGTGAGTGCCCGGGTCATGCGCACGCCGTAGCGGTCGTACATGAACTCCTGCACGGCGAGGATGTCCCCGATGGGGTCGGAGGTGTCCTGATCCCACGTGGCCCCGCTGGGCGCCTGCTCGTGCTGATCGGCCGGACGACCGAAGTCGACCGAGAACATGATCCGGCCGTCGTTGTACGAGATGCCACCCGTCTCGAGCGCCGTCATGATGAGCCACTCGATCCGGTTGTCCATCTTGCGACGGCGCAGAGCCTCGTCACGGGCGAGGCGCTGCTGGAACTCCCGCACGTTCCCGGCGATCGTCACCGGGAGGTCGTTGATGGAGTTCACGCCAGCCTGCCCGGCCAGCAGGAGCGTCTCCCGGTAGCGGGTCACGTCCGAGGCCGTGTAGTGGTCCTTGACCGCCCAGTCGATGATGCTGGCCCGTGCGGTCCCGCCGAAGATGTGGTCCTTCTGGGCGAGCTCGGACTCGGCGTCCTCGGCGCGAGCCGGAGCGAGGCCGTCCTGGAGGTGCGAACCGATGTAGTCGAAGATCACGTCGTCGGACTCGACCTCGAGGAAGGGTGCGATCTGAGTCAGGCCGATGTGGTCCTGCGGGGGGAGCTTCTCCCGGATCGCTCCGAGCGAAACCTCCTTGCGGACCAGGCGGTCGATGGCGGTCATGTTCTTGATGTCCCCTTTCGGACAGTGTTTCTGGAGGTTCCGCTGCTCAGGCGAAGTTGATGTCGAGTCGCTTGGTGCCACGCAGGGCGTCGGCGGTGGTGTCGGTGAGGACGATCTCCTCGCCGTCCGCGTCGAGCTCGCGGCACCACGCCTGGACTGCCGTGCAGTTCGTGGCGACGGCGATCTCGCGGTTGTCACCGCTGAGCAGCTGCCACGGGAGGAAGGTCTCGTTGAGCCCGACGAGGTTCGCGAGGGTCTGCCGACCGTCGGTTGCGTCGGCCTGGAACGGGCCGACGTTGCCCGCCTCGGGGCCCGACGTGATCTTCGCCATGGCGAGGCCACGCTGGAGGATGCGCTGAGTCGAACCGTCGATGACGCGCTCGGGGACCGTCGAGGCCGCGACCGTGTACGACTCGTACTGCGGCTTGGGGTTGGTCGAACGGAGGTACTCGCGAGGACCGAAGGGGGTGCTCACGCCGCTCGGCTTGACGAAGCTGGGAGCCATTTTGGTGATTCTCCTGTTTCTGAGTTGTTCGTGATACGGCGTGTGATCAGGACTGCTGGGCAGCCAGGAGGGTCTGAAGCTCCTGGTAGGACTTCATCGCCTTGATGTCCTCCTCGCGCATACCGGATGCGCGGTGGTGGTCCACGATGCCCTTGAGGGTCGCGATGCGGTCCTCGGCCTCGCTGACCGAGGCGCCACCCTCGCCGTTCTGAGCGCCGTGCTTGCCGAGCAGGGGGAGAGCCGGGGCCGCGTCCCACGAGGCCTGGAACTGTCCGTACTGCTCGTCGCTCAGGCTCACCGCGAGAACCTGGAGCGACTCCACCTGAGCGGCGGTGATCTTGGACTCGGCTGCGAGCTTGTTGACGAAGTTGCGACGACCGGCGTCGCGCTGCTCGTCACGGAACTGCTCGAGGCTCGAGATGTGGGCCTGGATCGCCTTCGGGTCGCTGACCGCGACGCCGTTGATGATGACCGACAGGGCGCTGACCTTGTTCTCCGGCTCGACCGGCGCGGGCTCGGCCTCGGGCTCGGCGGGCGACGGCGCGGTGGGGACCTCCGTCTCCTGAGTCTCCGCGCCCGGAGCCTCGGGCTCGGCGGCCTCGTTCTTCGTTGTGCGAGCCACTGCGTTCTCCTTCATCTTGTTGTGGATCTTGTTGAGAATGCGGTCGGGCGAGGGGGCCTCGCCGCGGCCCGCGAAGTTGAAGACGCTCAGGTCCCAACGGTCGGCTGGGTCCTCCTCGGACTCCTTGACACCCTCCACGCGATCCGCAAGACCGGCCTCCACCGCCTCCTGGGCGTTGTACCAGGCTTCCTCACGCATTGTCGCTCGCCATACCTCCGTCGCGCCACCTGCGCGGTTGGCATAGATCGCGGCAATGGTGTCGCTGAGCTTTCCGAGGATCTTGCCGGTCTTGACCATCTCCGCCTCGTCGCCCCAGGCCATGGCCGAGGCGTCGTGGATCATCATGGTCGAGCCGAGGTTCATCACGATCTCGTCGCCAGCCTGCACGATGAAGGAGGCGGCACTCGCGGCCAGGCCGTCGACGATGGCGACGATGCGAGCCGGGTGGTTGACGAGAGTGTTGTAGATCGCCACTCCGTCGAACACAGATCCGCCCGGCGAGTTGACGTGCAGGTTGATGGACTCGACATCGAGATCCTGAACCCGCTTGGTGAACTCCGAGGCGGTCGTCCCCCAATAGCAGATCTCGTCATAGATGTAGATGTCGGCGGACTTGTCCGTATTGTTCACGATTCGGAATCAGTCCCGCTGCTTCTTGCCCGCCACGGCGCGAGGCGCCTGCAGGCCCCCTGTCGAGGTGGCTTCCTCGAGGAGAGCTGTCGGCACCGTGACGTGCCGCTTGGTGGAGTGCTTCATAATCAGGTCACCCTAGGTGCTCGGGCGCGCATGGCGCAAGCGTACATGTTTGGAAAAATCACGTCGGGGGAGGCTGGACAAAGATCGCCTCTTCGAGCCCGAGGCGCTTCGGTGCCTTAATGACAATCTTGTGCCACCGGAGACACTCTCGGCAGTGCAGCTTCACCTCCCCACCCTTGATGATAGCCTCACCGAAGATCCGGCTCTGCTTGTAGATCTTGATGTGAACGTAAGGCTGCCCGTCCTTGTCGATCCCGTACAGCGCAAGCAAGGGCTCTCGGCTGCAGAAGCATCGCAGCTCTTGGGCACCCTTGGACTTTCTAGCCATTGAGTGCGGTGTCAATCTCGCGCTCGAGGGTGGCGGCGAAGAGCGACAGGAACGAGTCAGCCGTGTCGAACTCCGAGCCAAAGGCGAGCGCGTCGGCAATCCACCGATCGAGGCGGTCGTAGAGGTTCTGATTCGACTGCATCGGGTGACGCACGCCATCTGCCGCGAGTGAGCTCTCCATGCGACGCTTGAAGCCCATGCTGATCTGCGTGTCGGGGCCGAGAGGCCCGTTGCGCATCGCCTGCTCGACCTGGGGTCGGACCCGCTTGAGGATCTCCTTTGACGTAGCACGCGCCGATGTCCCACGGGGGGCGGAGAATCGCCCCGCCGCCGTGCGGGCGGGCCCCACGGGCACCACGGGGGCGACGGGCGCGGGCTCGTCCATGGTGTCCTCGACTTCGTGGACAGTCATGCCGAGCTCGCGGCCGAGTTCCTCGAGGTCGGGCATCGCCTTGCCGTTCTGAATGAGGGCCGTGAGGGCCTCCTTCATGAGCAGGGAGTTCTCGCTACCGAGACGCTTGTACCGGATGCGAGGGCGCGGCGCGTTCTTGCCGAAGTTGTAGTCGGCCAGGCGGGAGAGGAGGTACTTGTCAATATACATCTTCCGGTCGTCATTGATCGCGTTGAGAACCGAAAAGTACACCTGCATCTGCTCGGTGCCGAGGTTGTACGAGCCGACAGACGCGGTGCGCATCATGAGGATCGGCGTGAACATGCCGATCGAGATCTCCTCATCGAGCCGCGTCAGGTAGCGCTCGAAATCCGCGCCGCGCATCTGCGACTCGAGGTACTCCATGTCGTAGTCGAAGTTCGAGCGACCCGCGCTGTCCTCGGTGCGGTCGTTCGGGAGAACGACGACGCTCCGGTTGCGCAGATCCTGGAGCACCTTGAGCATGTAGGTGTTGCCTCGGACCGCCTGCCCATCGACATCGATCTCCTCGTCAAAGGGTGCGCGCCCAACCGGGACCGGCTCGCCGAAGCGCTCGAAGTACCTGTTGGAGAACAGGTGGACGAGGATGCTGAAGAACCAGCTCGTGAACGCAGCGCGCAGGAGCTTGCGTCCGTAGTAGTTACCGTTCTCCATGAGGAGCGGGTACCACAGGCTGTTCTCGCTGGGGATCGGCCAGCCGGTGCCGAACTGCTGGATGCCGTCGTAGACGTTGAACTTCGGCGGGACCTTGCCGGGGGGCGCCCAGCCCCTCTCGATCTTCCAGTTGACGGTGCAGTCCTCGGGGATCAGGTCCTTGACCTTGTGAAGAACGAGACGCCGCCCTTCGTTCTCCCACTCGAGGGCCGACGGGGAGTAGCCTGCCCAATTCGCCTGCGAGAGGGCGCGGTTGAGCATGGTCCAGTTGTTGGCGATCTGCTCGGTGTAGAAGTCGATCACCGACTCGTCCTCGCACTCGATCCACCAGTCGGAC